CCACCGCTGCCACTGGTTGCGCATGGAGGAGTTGCGGCCCTTACCACCGCCGCCCTTCTCAGCCTCGTTGGCCACCTCATTCTCGGCCTGCTGGCGCAGCCAGGTGATGGCCTGCAGCTGGTGCGGGGTGACCTGGGTGCCGTCCCGCTTGGAGATCGCGAGGGCCGCGGCCCGGTACTGATCGGCCACATGCTGGTAATAACGATCCCGGCCGATGGGGGCCTTGTCGCCCATGGCCCGGGTCAGCCGCTTGCCCATGGCCACGCTCATGGCGTGCCGGTCCACCACCACGTTGCCGAACTTGTCGTCCGGCGCGTCCGCCCCGTGGGCCAGCAGCCGGCCGAAGGCCTTGGTCTTGGGGGAGACGAGGACCGCGTCCTGGCTCTCGCCGTCCAGCAGCCGCTGGGCGCTGCGCTGCATGGTCCCGGTAATCATGCCGTCACCCGGCCCCAGCGCGCGGTTCTCGGCCAGCGCGCGGGCGGCGTTGTTCATGTTGGCCGGCCAGCCAGTCTGCGGGGAGTAGGCGGCCAGCACCCCGGCGCCCTTCTCGGTGTCACCGCTGGCGATGGCGGTGGCGATGTTCTGGCCGTCCGTGTACCACCGCATCCCCTGGCGCCGCTCCTCGTCGGTGGAACGGTCGTAACTGGAGATGATGTTGTCCGGGCTGACCGGGTTCTCCCGGAAGAACGAGTGATCCCGGGGATGGCCGGGGGAGTTCTTGGTGGCCTTGGTGGTCAGCCGCTCGGTATCGGGCAGCTCGTACCCGTGCGCCCCGGTCTTCCCGGCCTGGGAGACGCTGTCCTGGGCGGTGTGCCGGGCGTCCCGGGCGGCCTCGCCGGCCTTCCAGGCGGCCTCGCCCTTAGTGACCCACTCGGCCTGGCCCTCCAGCCACTTGGGCTGGGGAATCCAGCCCTTGGGCATAGCCTCAGGCTCGCCCGTCTTGGTCCCTGGCTTCCGGCCCTGCTGGTACTCGCGCACAGTCTCCGGCCGGCCGTTCTCCATGCGCTTGTAGGACCGGATGCGCGCCAGCGCCACCTCGTCACGCACCACCCACTCAGCCACACAGGGCTAATCGGGCTGCGGCAACTCCACCAGGCCGGGGATGCGGGACAGCAGCATGGCCACGCCATCCAGGTCAGGACCGGCCACGGTCAGCCCGCTCTCGGTCATGACGGCCAGGTCCAGCGGGCCGAACTCGAAGTTATCCTCGCTGCCCCGGGCGTGCTCGACCAGGGCAATAACGGCATGGGCCAGCGGGATACGGCTATCCGCAAAGAACCTAAGCGTTCCGGCCATGCCCGGCGAGCCTCCTCAGCACCTGGCCCAGCTCGTGGGTCGCCGCGCCCACGAACGTCAGCAGGGCCCGGTAGCGCGCCTCCGGCATGTCCCTGATCGCAGCAGCCGAGAGGAACCCGGCCGGGGCGGCGGGCAGGGCGGGCTGGTTCTCCTCGGACTCGCGGGCGTCGGCCGGGGACAGCCTGACGATTTCCAGCCAGCACTGGCAGAACGGGTGCAACCCGGGGCCCTGCAGGTCCCCGTGGTAGGGCCGGGGCGGGTGGGTGACGATGATCGGGGTGCCGATGCCCGAGCCGAACCGGCGGGAGCCGGCCGGCGTGGCAATCCTCCGCTGGCGCTGGTGCGGCAGCTCTGCCGGACCGCCGAGGTACGGGGCGAAGCTCTCGCGCAGGACGATGGTCACCCCGTTCAGCTTCCGGCACCAGAAGCAGCAGGAGGGTCGCTCGATATGGGCCCGCCACCGCTTCCGCAGGGCCTCCCCGCCCGCTTCGCGCACGATGGCGTCAGCAAGGGCAGACGCGGTCCGGCCCATGCTCTCGGCCACGCTCACCGACAGCCGGGACTTCAGCGCGGCAGCCCGGCCGTACCCCAGCACCGCCTCAGCCGGGCGCACCCCCTCCCGGTGGGCCCGCAGGATCGCACCATGCAGGTGGGAGACCGAGGACAGCTGCCGGTCCACGTCACCCAGCAGCCGCGTGAGGGCTGGGTGGCCCGGGGCGTCTGTCTCGTCCCAGGCCTGCTGCACGGCGGCTGCTGCGGCCTCCCTGGCCTCGTCCAGCGCGGCCTGGAGTACCGCGGTGACATCTGGACGGTGCAGCAGGGCCTGCAGGCTCTCCTGCGGCAGGCCCAGGCCCACCTCAGCCAGGTACCGGGCGGCCGGGACCAGGGCCGCCCGGACTGCGATGCCTAGCTGCTGGCCCAGCCTGCTCTCGGCCATCTACTGCGGGAAGCCCAGGGCACGCATGGTCGCGTAGGCAGCAGGCAGGTCCATGTGCAGCCCCTCCCCCGAGGTGCTGAACCCGGGGAAGGCCCGCTCGTAGTCCTTATCCAGCAGCCCGGCTTCCTCCTCCAGGGAGGTCTGGAACTCCTCCTGGGTGATGATGCCCTTCTTGATCAGCAGGCCGGCCAGGGCAGTCACCTCCGCGCGCAGCAGGATGGTGGCCTCACGATGGTGCTTGACGGCCTTGGTCTCACCGTCTGTGTCGGTCCTCGTGCCCAGCTGCCAGCTAGCGAAAAAGCTCCGCCACTTGGCCAGCTTCTGCAGGGCAGCGTCCAGTGTCTGCTCGCTCATGCCAGGTACTACGCCTCTCAGTGACCCGGGGCCTTCTTCCGGTGCGGGACTGCACCGGGCTTCTTGGCCTTGGCGGCCTGCTCGGCCGCGCGCTCGGCGGCCTGGACCATGCTGGTGACCGACTGGTGCGAGGCCTCCAGCTGCTTGACGGTCAGCACCCCCTGCGGCACGGCCTCCTCCAGGCCCAGCGGCCGGGGCACATGCTGGTGCGCGGTACCGGAGATGGTGTCCCCGGCGAACCTGGTCAGCAGGTGGTGCCCGAGCATGGGGTGGACCGCCCAGGCGCCGGCCCGCTTGTCGGTGCTGGTGACCACGGCCCGCGGCGTGATGGGCCCGCCCATTAGCTCCAGGGCCTGCCCGGCAGCGATCTCCTGGACCAGGTCCTGGGCCAGCGCGAACAGGGCCTCCTCCGGGTCCTCGCTCACCTCAGCACCGGCTTCCACACGCGGATGTTTGCCTGGGGCAGGTGGTACTCCTCCTTGACCCCGCCGGATATGCCGTACTCCTCGGTTACCACAACCTCACCATCCACAACCCGGGGAAGCCTGGTGGAGAAGTAGGTCTCCTGCTTACCGTCCATCCAGGTCACGTCGATGTCGTAACTGACGCTCACGACCCTCCCAGCCCGTTGCCCTTGGTATTGGCGCCGACCCCGCTGCCGCCCTGGCTGGGGTTGCCTCCGCCCGGGCCATTATTGCCGCCGGAAGACGGGCGGCCAGCCGACTTGCCCGCACTGCTGCCCGCCCCGCCGCCGCCCGCGGAGTTGCCCGCGCTCTGCCCGGCCATGACCGGGGGACCACCATTCGGGGGCATGCCCCCACCTCCAGCACCACCGGCCGCCGAGGCGGCCTTCATCTGGGCCTGGGCCTGCTGCTGCATCAGGTCCTGCTGCTTCTCCCGGTCCTCCTTGATCTTGTCGTAGTCGATGTCGAACCCGAGGTCGCCGGCGAACCGCTCCTCCAGGTTGAGCATGAACTCCGGGGTGACGTTGGCGTTCTGGCCGGCCACCGCGAGCTTGTCGAACGTGTCCTGGATGGCGCTCTTCTGCTCGGCGGTCAGGGTGCCCCACTTGAACTGCGGGTACTTGCCGGTGCCGAAGTTCCAGTCGATGAACCGGGGGATGATGTGGTGGTTGATGACCTCGGCCATCTCCTCCAGGATGCCCTCCAGCATCATCATGTAGGTCACGTCGTCCTGCTTGCCGAAGTCCACCAGCGTGGAGTCCCCGGACCCGCCGCCCTGGTCGGTGTCGAACCACTGCGCGAGCACCGACTTGGACATCTGGCTGTTGTGGTGGTTGATGAGCCCCAGGAAGTCGAACCGGGCCGCAGCCTCGTTCAGGGTCTGCACCGTCCAGTCCGCGGTGGGCAGCACGATGTACTGGGCCAGGCCGAGCTGGGCCAGGGCCTGGACGAAGTTGTTCTTGTCCGCCGCCGGGGCGTTGGGGACCATGGTGCCCACCCGCAGGCCGACCGCGGCGCGCTGGGCGGCCAGGTGCGCGATGTAGTAGAGCTTCTCCTTCTTATCCCAGTGGTAGAAGGCGCTCTCGAACATGGACACGCCGTAGAAGGGCCGCTCGGCCTCCTCGTGCGCGTAGTAGACCGCGGTCTCCCGGGGGATCTTGACGTCAATGGTCCGGCCCTGGAAGAACGTCCGCTGCCGGAACCCGTTGAACTCGCCCTGGCCGTCCAGCAGGAAGGTCAGCGTCTCGCTCGGCCGCCAGTCGATCTTCCTCAGGGTGATCTTGCCGGCGTTGGGCCCGGTCTTAGGCACCCAGTACACGCACTCCCAGGCGCTGAACCCGTTGAACAGGGCCAGCAGCATTTGCTTGATGGTCTTGGTGAAACTGTGGGTCATGCCGCCCATGGGCGCCGGGGCGAACAGCAGGTCCTTGGCGAACTGGGCCTCCTCCAGCCCGCCGGTCACCCCGTCAACGGGAACCACGTCCGCGTTCTTCAGCGCGGCCAGCAGGGGCTTGGTCAGCAGCCGGTACAGCGCGCGGGCCTGGCCGTCGCGGCGGCGCATGGCGATGAGCTGGCGGATGGTGACCGGGTCGTCACGGAACACCTCCCAGCTGTCCCGGTACGGGGTGCTGAACGGGAGGAAGTACGGGACACCAGTGGCGAAGTTGAGTGCCTCT